TTGGCGACTACGCCTACCCAGCCAACACCCACACCATGACCGGCCTATCCGCAGGGGTGACGTTCTGGTTTCGCGCTCGCCTGGTCGACCGGACCGGCAACATCGGTCCGTGGTCTGACTGGGTAATGGGGCAGTCCAGCGCTGACGCGACGGCGATCCTCGAGTACATCACTGGCCAGATCAGCGAAACCGAACTCGGGCAGAGCCTGCTTGCTCGGATCAACCTGATCGATGGCGATGGCCCTGGCTCGGTCAATGACCGTATCGGGGCGCTTGCCGACGCGATCGAGTACTCGCCGAACAATGCCTATCTGGCCGGTGATTCGGTTCGCGATGGGCAGCGGCTGTATCAGGCCAAGATCGATGTGCCGGCCGATGCGGTTGGCGCGAACGCCCCGCCGAATACGACCTACTGGCTCGACGTCGGGCAGGTGGTCCAGTCGGCGGATGGCCTTGCACTGCAGGTCAGCCAGAACACTGCGAGCCTTGAGCTGCTGGACGGCAAGGTCACTGCCGCGGCGTCGAGCCTGGAGGTGCTGCAGGCAGCCTACCGAGATGACGACGGCGAGGGCGACCTGGCCGCCGCGCTGAATGGATGGGATTCATCTGCCCGCATCACGGAGGAGTCGCGTACCCGCGCATCAGATAACGAGGCAATGGCTGAGCGCGTCACACAACTGCAGGCGTCGGTTGGGGATAACTCAGCAGCAATTCAGACGACGCAGCAGACGGTTGCCAGCCTCAATGGCGATCTGTCCGCGATGTACTCGGTGAAGCTGCAGCTGACCCAAGATGGCAAGTACTACGCCGCCGGCATGGGGCTAGGCATCGAGAACACGCCGGAAGGAATGCAGTCGCAGGTTCTGTTCCAGGCCGATCGTTTCGCCGTGATCAACACCGCCAATGGTGTGATCAGTACGCCGTTCGTGATTCAGGGCGGGCAGGTGTTCATCAACTCGGCGGTGATCGGTGACGGCACCATCGACATGGCGAAGATCGCCACGGCGCTGCAGTCGACCAACTACGTGGCCGGGGAGCAGGGCTGGCGGCTGGACAAGGCCGGCACCTTTGAAATCAACGGCAGCGTAGCCGGGCAGGGGCGTATGCAGCTGACGAACCGGGCCCTGAAGTTCTGGGACGGTAACGACATGCTGCGCATTCAGGCGGGGGATTTGACGGCATGATCGGAGGGCTTAGAACCTGGGACGCGCAAGGGCGCCTGACGCTGGACACGTCGACGTTCACTTACCAGATCGTGGCGAATGTGCTGGTGAACTTCGCCAGCACGTCGGTGCTGAACATCCCGATAACCGGCAACGCGAGCAACCATTGCGCGGTGGTGCTGGCGCTGACCGGCACGGTCGATAACAGCTTTATGCCGCATATCGTGGTGCAGACCAACAACGTTCAGGTAACGCGCTACCACCCGGCCGCACCGAGCGCGAACGACACGCGCAATACGGTTCGCATTCTGGTGATGAAGTTCCGCCCCGCCGCCGGCGCTGCAGGGCCTTCGGGCTCCTATGGCTTCCTGGCGGTCAATGATGATGGCTACGTGCAGATAGACGCCGAGAAACCCCGGCTTTCGGTGCTGAGCAGTGGCACCTATCAGGGCACCACCATGACGGTGACGGTGAGTTTTCCGCAGCCGATCACCACCCAGGAACCGCCGTGCGTGTTCATTCGTCCGTCAACGTCGAGCGGCACGGAACTGTATTACGCCATGTCGATCCTCGGCAACCCTGGCGGATGGACTGGGTTTAGCATCAGTACGCGCAACGTGGCATATCTGCCCAGCGGCAAATGGTTTGCCGCCGCGTTTGCGCCGACTGCTTCGGCTACCTACGGCCTGCGCATATGGGACGGCGGCGCTGCGTGCGTGTACGACTCGGGTGCAGCGCCCGCGGTGGTCACCAATGTGGTGCAGAGCTGGGCATATGTCGGTGCGGTGTCCGGCACGCTGGCCGGGCATTACTACTGGCGAGCAAGCTACAGCGTGGCCGAGGACGAATACGTGATGATCAACCCGTTCACTCTGCCGGCGCTGTCGGCCACATCGCCTACCGCCTCGCCTACATCGATCAGCCTGAATTACAGCCAGAATTACGCAGAGATTTATCAGCAAGGTCCTGGCGGTACGGTGTTTACCAACAAGGGCAACGTGCCGGCGGTTTTTGCTCGGCTTTTCATTGCATGACCCACGAGACTTTCGACGAACAGCCCGCCTAGTGCGGGTCTTTTATTGCTCAAATAAAGGAAATGCCAATGTGGTATTCGGCAGGAACAGTGGCCGTCACGGCCAATAGCGCGACAGTAACCGGGACCGGAACTGCCTTCAGCGCGAACGCTCGCGTTGGTGATGCGTTCCGTGGTCCGGATGGCCGCTGGTACGAAATCACCAATATCGCCAGCGCGACCGTGCTGTCGATTAATCCCAACTATCAGGGCGCAACCGCTAGCGGGCAGGCATACGCCATCGCGCCGATGCAGGGCTACGTCAAAGAGTCGGCTGACCGGCTGCGGCAGCTTGTAGATCAGTTCGGGTCGCAGCTCGCGGCGTTGCAGCCGTGGGCGTACGCGCCGACACTGGACGCTGCGCAGACGGCATTCGGTATGTCAGCCTCGGGCAAGGCGGTTGCAACAGGCACGGCGGCTCAGGCGCGTACGGCACTTGATACACCCAGCGCAACCACCCTCAAACAAGCATCCCCCTCAATCCTCATCGTCGACCAACTCCGCCGCTCTGTCGAGGTGGCCACAGGCGGTCGGCAAACCGTGCTGTACACAGCAAAGGGCCAGCCCAGCCACATGTACGTGCTGCCGCGCTTCACCTGCGAGGACGTTGCGCCGGGCGGTGAGTTGGGCACGGGCACGCACCCGGCATTTCTGTTCAATGGCGTGGCCGCTCAGGAGATTTTCGTCGGGGCGCACCTTGCTTCCGAGGTTGCCGGCGAGGCTGTCAGTCGACCCTTTGTCGATCCGCGCACATCGTTGAACTTTGACCAGTCACGCGCCCTCTGCCAGGCCAGCGGTCCCGGCTGGGATCTGATGAGTAACCTCGACTGGGCGGCGATTGCGCTCTGGTGCATGGCGAACGGGTACGAGCCGCTGGGCAATACTAACTGGGGGCGCCATCACACCAAGCGCTGGGAGACTGCGCGCCGTGTTGACACCCTGCAGCCGGGCGAGGCAGCCGGCATAGGCCGAACTTTGACCGGCTCCGGCCCGGCAAGCTGGGCGCACGATGGCACGCCCGCCGGCATCCAGGATCTGGTCGGCAACGTCTGGGAGTGGGTCAGCGGGATGAAGATGATCAACGGTCGCGCCTGGCTTGCTCCTGATAACGGGCGGCTCACCGAGAGCCAGTTTGTCGATAGCGGTTTCGATATGCCCACCGCAAGGGTGTTCTCATCGGCGCCCGCAGCAGGGGCCAGCGCTCTCGTAAAGCAGTCCCTGATCGCTCCAGCTTCGGCTGCGCTCGCTCCGCAGGGCTACCTGTACACCGATCTGACGGCTGAGCGCCTGCCGCTCCGTGGCGGCGCTTGGAACAGTTCGTCCGTTTCCGGGCTGGGCGCGTTGTACCTCACCTACGCCCGCACGGCTGCGCGCAGCGTTTTCGGCTTCCGTCCCCGCTTTCGCGCTCTGTAATCTGCCTTTCAGGCTTCTGTCAGGCCTGGCGATAGCCGGGCCGTAAGGATTTAACGTGCCACAGCAAGACTTGCAGATCCGCCTCAAGGTGGAAGAAATGATCCAGTACGCCTATGCGCCGCTGCGCAACTTTCCCAAATCGGAAAAACACGTGCTCTCGGCAGAGATTCGCCAGAGCATGTTCCGCCTGCTGAGGCTGGTGATCATCGTCAACAGGCGGTACCACAAGAAAACGACCATGCAGGATCTGGATGCCGAGCTGGACCTGCTGCGTTCACTGGTGCGGCTTGCGCAGGAGCTGACGTTTCTGCCGTTCCGGCAATATGAAATCTGGGCGCGCCACCTGGCTGAGATAGGGCGAATGGTGGGCGGCTGGCTTAACTGGGCGAAAGCCCAGGCTTAAAGAGCAACAAGGGTCTGGCGTCAACTATGAGCGCCTGCCGATCCGTGGCGGCAATTGGAACAATTCGTCCAATGCCGGGCTGGGCGCGTTGAACCTCAACAACGCCCGCACGAATGCGAACAGCAATATCGGCTTCCGTCCCCGCTTCCGATCCCTGACGAGCCAGAAGGCCGGCCGCTACGGCGCCCGGTCCAGCGCTCGATCGAAAGGATGTCAGATCCTCGCCGCAAGGCGAAAAAACCTTAGCAGCCGGCGCGTGGTACCACGCCGGGAAGCCTGTCGGCTGCGCCATTATCGAGACGAAATGAAAACCCACACCCATTTATTCGAGCACGTCGTGACCTTCGACGCGCTCCACGCTGCGTACCTGCGCGCACGCAGAGGCAAGCGCCGCGCATGGCCCTGCCGAAGCTTCGAGCGCGACCTGGAGGGCAATCTGATCCAGCTCCAGAACGAACTGATCTGGGGCCAGTACCGCATAGGCGGCTATCGCTCCTTTGAAGTGCATGAGCCGAAAACACGGACTATCACCGCCCTTGTCGAGTTTCGAGATAGGGTTGTGCAGCATGCGCTAATGGCTGTGCTCGAACCGCTCTGGGAGGCGAGCTTTATCAATGCCAGCTTTGCCTGCCGCGTCGGCAAGGGCACGCACGCGGGCGCCGACCACGCCCAGGCCATGATGCGCGACTGCCTGCGCCGTCACGGCAGCCTATATGCACTCAAGGCGGACGTGCGCAAGTACTTCGCCAGCATCAATCACGCAATGCTCAAGCGCCTGCTGCGCCGCAAGATCGCCGACAGGCAGGTGCTGGCGATCCTCGACGGCATCATCGACAGCTACAGCGAGCCCGCCACGCCTGGTTGCGGCATCCCGATCGGCAACCTCACCAGTCAGCTGATGGCCAACATCTACCTGGACGCACTGGACCAGCACGTTAAGTGCAGGCGCCGAGAAAAGTGGTATGCGCGGTACATGGATGACTTCATTGTCCTGCATCCCGACAAGCGCCACCTGCAGGCGCTGCGCCTGGACCTGGAGCGATGGCTTGGCGATGAGCTGCAGCTGGAGTTGAACCACAAGACAGGCGTTTTCCCTGTAGCTACACACCACGGGCGCGGGCTGGACTTCCTCGGCTACCACCTATGGCCGCACAAGCGCCGACTGCGCAAGGCCAGCCTCAAACGATTCAAGCGCCGCGTGCGCCGCCTGCAAAGACAGTATGCCGCCCGCGCTGTTGACCTGCCGCATATCAAGCAACAGCTGGCGAGCTGGCTGGCGCATGCCCGCCACGGGGACGCAGTGCCTGCAGTAGCCAAATTCCTTGACCAGCATCCGTTTCGGAGGAACCCATGATCGACAACCCGATGGACGCCACCCCGGCAGTACCGCATGCAGAATGGGCGCTCGGTGAAATCGAGCGCCGCCGCCGCGCGGCCTACGTCGACCCCATCAGCGGCAGCGACCTGCACTTTGCCGAGGCCAGCCGGCTGGAGGCCATGGGTGACGCCGAGGGTGCCGCCGCAGCAAAACAGCGTGGCATTGCGCGGTATCAGCAGATTCAGAGCGCACACCCGTACCCCGTCGATTGACATCCTCCCCGCCCTAAAGGACGGGGATTCCCACTTCTGGACGGCGATGCCCCGCCGCAAGACTGAGGATATTCCGGGCCGCGTTCACGTCCCGGTCGTGGAGCACACCACACTTCGCGCATTCCCAGTCTCTTATTCGCAGCCCGTTTACGCCCT